AAGACAACTACTCCGGCCAAGACAACTACTCCGGCCAAGACAACTACTCCGGCCAAGACAACTACTCCGGCCAAGGAAAAGACAGCAGAAGAAAAGAAAGCAACTGACCCACGCTATATACTAAAAACACAGGTTGTTCCTCCAGTTTGCCCTGCTTGCCCCGCTTGTCCCAAGATGCCAGAACAAGTAAAATGTACTAACTGTGGTGGCCAAGGTGGTTCTGGAACCATCGGTGCTGATGGTAAATCAGTAGTAAAGGCAGATGATAAGAAGAGTGGTCGTAATTTCCTTAACAACACTGTTGATACTACGGGAAATGTTGCAAACAAAGTCATAGATACCACTACGGGTCTTGCACGTGATACTGCAACTGGAACAGTGGGATTAGCAAAGGATACTGTTGGTGGAACAGTGGGATTAGCAAAGGATGCTGTCGGTGGAACAGTGGGATTAGCAAAGGATGCTGTCGGTGGAACAGTGGGATTAGCCCGTGAATTTGGATCTGGGTTAGTAAGCTTACTAACTCCTCAGCAGCGTGCGCAATATGCTCGACAACAAGGACAACAAGGACAACAAGGACAACAAGGACAACAAGGACAACAAGCTCCTATTGGAACACGAACACAATACAACGAAATGGCAACCACACGTCCTGTATCCAATGACTTCTCTCATCAAGGAGCCCTTCCAGCAAAACAACCTTCTAATTTTATCCCAATTACTGCAAATTTCAGTTCTTTTGGAAAATGAATCTATTGGTAGATAATATTCGTTCAACAAGAACATAAAATAAACTGTTCTAATAATAAATAGTGATGGAAAACTATTCACCTTATTTGGGGCGTAGTGAGATTGCCAATTCTATTAAACATTTATTATTAGATTTCGAAAAAGAGCAACATTCCTTAGATTATAAAAAAGGTATATACATATATGGTGCCCCAGGAAGTGGGAAAACCCATTTTGTAAATCAAGTATTAAAGGAAATGAATTACGATGTTATTCAATATGATGCTGGGTATGTTAGAAATAAATCATTGATTGATACGATTACTTGTGACCATATTGCATCACAAAATGTGTTACAGATGATGGAAGGAAAGAAGAAAAAAATAGTGATTTTGATGGACGAAGTAGATGGTATGAATAGCGGAGATAAAGGAGGTATTGTTGCATTAATCAAACTCATTCGTCAGAAAAAGACAAAGCGACAAAAATTGGAAAGTAAAACAATGAATCCGATTATTTGTATAGGTAGTCATACTATGGATAAAAAAATAAAAGAGTTAATGAAGGTTTGTAATGTATTCGAACTAAAAACGCCTACATATAAACAAATGAATTCTTTATTGTCTGTGGTGTTGCCTAATTATAAAAGTATTGAACAACCACTATTGAACGACATGATCAATTATATTCAAAGTGATTTGCGTAAATTAGATTTTATTATTCAATACTCAAAAAAGAAACCCGATAAAATTAAAGATATAAACTGGTTATTCGAAAGAAAATCATACAATGAAGATGCAAAAAAGATAACAAAACATTTATTGAATGAGAAATGTTCGATTGATGAACATATTACTACCATGAATGAAACAGAACGAACAATTGTATCTTTACTATGGCACGAAAACGTGGTGGATATTATAGAGGACCTGCCTAAAAAGCGTAGCATACCAACGTATTTAAAATTACTTGACAATATATGCTATGCCGATTATATTGATCGAATAACGTTCCAAAACCAAATATGGCAATTTAATGAAATGAGTTCACTAATAAAGACTTTTTATAACAATTATATATATCACAGCGATTTCCCTGACAAAAGCAATACTTATAATCCAGAAGAAGTGCGTTTCACAAAAGTATTAACAAAATATTCCACAGAATACAACAATATGCTTTTTTTACATAATCTTTGCAATCGATTACATATGGACAAGAACGATTTATTATGTATGTTTGAAGAATTGCGGTTATACAAAAATGGCAATTTTATCAATAATTGTGATATTTTGAATCAAATTGAGAAATGGTTCATTGATTATGAAATAAATAAACTAGAAATAAAACGGATTTACAGATATTTGGATAAGAACGAGAAAAAAGATATAATAGACGAAGAACTATAAATTTCATACAAAACATACTATGAAATTTATTTTGGAACGTATCAAAATCCTGAGAGTGAAAATAAAAAAAAACTCATTAAATAATAACCCTAATGAATGAAAACGATATATCCTTTTACTTATCCTTTGAATTTAAACCAATAATATCAAGATTTCAAAATAACGAATGTCCTATTTGTTACAAAGACAATATACCAAAAACAGATTTAGTGACATTCAATTGTTATCATCATTGTTGCTGGGATTGTTTGGTGTGTTACATACATAATTGTCATGAAAAACAAGAATATCCAGTGTGTTTCCTTTGTCGTGCTAGTATGTCTACACTAGATATTGAATGTAAAGAAAAACAAATGGAAATTAATTCAATTGGAATGCCTTATTTCTTGTTTATTCATGAAGAGACATACTATATTAGTTCTATTCATGTGTTTGATAATGATGTTCAGCGTTGCGTTATTCGAAGCATTGTCGTCTATGTAATCGCGTTTACAATTTATTGTTGTTATTGCGTTAGTTTGGAAACAAAATGAATTATGCTAAGAGAACAGGTTCAGTCTTTGACATAATAACTGTTGGGTCTGGTTCAGCAAAAGACACAGATTTCGATTCAATAGGTGGTGTTGGTAGTGTTAATGTAGAAGATGTATTAGTTCCTTTCATTATTTCTATTGTATTTTTCAATTCCTTATTTTCCTTTTTTAACGAAAGTAGTTCTTTCATATTAGAAGAAATCTTATCTTGTAATAACTGAACAAATCTCTCCAATTCCGCTACGTTAGATGGTTGCTGTGGTTGTTGCTGTAATCTTGTATTCAATTCATTAATCTGTCCTTGTTGCTGTTTAATAATATCTACAATTTGCTGACTAGTTAGTTGAATATCCTGTCCATTCTGTTTTAATATGATGGGCGAATTATCAGCTTGTTGCTTTCTTAACTCTTCCATTTGTTGTTCTCGTTTGGCTTAGATTTCTTTAATCTTTTTCATTACATCAGGTTTCATAGTTGATTTTCCTGGATCATAATTATCCAACAAACCATCAATATCTTCCATGAAAAACTTCATAATATTCTTTTCACGCTTCTGGCGGATAAAATTAGTCACTACTTTACCTGATTCTTTGAAGAATCTGGGGTCCTGATTCATTTCAAACATTTTACGCTTGTCAAATGTATTGTGTTCGTGTGAAAACACAAGAATCGTTTTCATCGGGTCGAGTTGAACAAAGGGAATGGTATAATCTTTCAAAAATGCCCGTTCTTCTGCAATAGCAGCACCATCTTCATATCGTGTGATATCTAATAATTCCTTTTTAAAAGCAAAGGTTCCTGCTGTTGAGTGATTAGGACCATAAGGACCACATTGAATCATTTTGTCCATACCTTTGAAATAAATATAAATTTCACTGGAACCCGCGCATAATGCGGTAGAAGATTGCTGTAACATTTCTACTGAATGCGATACCCGCTCTGGGGGATAATAATCATCGTCATCCATATATACAATAAAGTCACCGGTTGCGTGTTTATGCATATAATTACGTTTTTCACCCAATGGCATCTTGTGGTCTACTTCAAAATATCGTATATTTTGAATACCTGAATTTAAAAATATATCCTTCACCTTGTCTGTTCCATCATCTACAATAATCCATTCCATTTTGTGTTGAGGATAAGTCTGATTTTTGAAACACTGAATAATATTATTGATAAAAGGACGTCGATTGAATGTTGGTGTACAAATACTAACAAAGGGAAGTTGACTTTTTTTACCCATTTCTATAAATAAATAAAGCTAATATTTATTTATACTTTTTGATTGTAATTTACTTATTTTGTTTGGACGATAATACTCGATTTACAATATTTTCTATATTATAGTTTTCATCAATCTTATAATCCGATGATTGTAAATCAATATTACGTATTAAAGGATTGAATACATCAAACACTCTTGGAGCAAGAGTATGTAAAATCATTGGAACAAGGGTCATTACGAATAATCCTATTCCTACACCACTTATAGATTTTGCTTTAAGACGAATACTACGCATGTTTGTAAAATAATCAATTCCAGCAATAAAGAATAAAATCAGGAAAGGAATAACATGAATATACTTGTAAATGGTGTATAAAAAGGAGATAGCAAAATATTTGATTCCATCCGCGTGTGATGCGGTATTCACAGCAGGTTCAGAACTATTTATTGGTTCAACCGCAACACTCTTTTCATATTGATTATGAATTAATTTCATCATTTTTATGAATAGGCTCCAAGGTGTTTCCTTTGGATATTTCGGAAGACTAATTAATGGAGTAAAAGAAATATACAATAAAGTACACATAGTGATTATACATAATAATACAGGACCTGCCACAAAAATATAGATGACAAACAAAATTTGTAAAAAGGTCATAGCAATGGCAGTAATGATATTACTTAATGTTAGGGTTGCTTTAGCAACACCAATAGCATCCATATTTCTTATGTATCCAAACCAAGATAAAACATAAGCAAAGAACAATATACCTAATATAAATTTTAATGGTGTATAATCCCAATTTAATTCGAATGCGTGTTTAATAACTTTATGAAATAAAATAGGAGAGAAATACACTACAACTAACAATGCCATGAATAATAATATATAAATCGACCAATAAGGTATAATAGGGTCAATCTTAGGTGGAACGTGTATCAGCATTCTGAAAATTAGGTCAGAAATGATCAATGGAAAACGCAACAATATGTGTAATAAAGAGAATATACTACTACCATAACTAGACGAGGTTGATTTTTCTTCCAAATATTTTTCCGTAAGAAGTTTAAAATTATATAAATTACTCTTCACATCATTACCTTCTTTTAAATTACTATAAGTTCCATCAGAATATTCTACACGCTTTCCATTGTTTTCCGGATCTCTATAAAACATAACTAAGAACCAATTGACGGTTGCAATCAATGCAATAATAATAGTAATAAAATAATACATATAATTCTTTACAAGATGAGTATCGTGTACCTCATCTTCATTTTTGTTATCTGTTTCTAGAAGTTTACATGCTAATTCATACATATATTCATCTACACGTCTGAACAAATTGTCAAACCAATAACTAAGGGTTCCTTTTGTTTTTGCACAAATACCGTCTCCTCCTCCTTCATATATGTTATCTTTCCCACTGTAATACATGTCATCAGTAAAATTTGCTTCTGGACTATTTCGTTTTCCTTCACCAACCCCTGTTATTCCTTCACGTAATACCTTCGTATTATCATCATCTTTTATAAATCCTTTTTCATTTTCCTCTTTATTGTCGTCTTCATCTTCACTGTCACTTTCAACCATAGGAGCATCTAATACATCTACCAATGGTTCGACTTTCTTGATATTTATTTTTTTTCGATTTGGTTGTTTTACTTGTTTGATTTTATTCTTCATACTTTCTACTTGAAAATTAGGAGAAGACGATGGGTTTCGTTTTCTAAATCCTTTTTTTACTTTCCATTTCTTTGTATCATTCTTATCATAAGGTTCCATAATATAAGTATTTATCTTATATTATAACGATAATAAAAAACGAGGGATTCACCTTGAATATTAACGAGCATACATCAATCCACAAGTTCCATTAATAAAGGAAATTATATTATATCGTTCCTCCATGAGATGTAAATTATAATTATAATCAAATAATCGCCAATTTGCCTTGCGGACACCAATTGGATTTCCATCAGTATCGCAAATAATATCAAAACTGGAATTTACATCGTCCACTGGTGGTGTATAGGTAGTTAATTCCAACTCAATCGTTTTGAACCTGCTCATATTAATGGCACCCGATGGTTGATATTCAAAAGGACTCGTATTCAAACAGAAGTTATAACAGTATAATCCAGGTTTTGCATTTCCTTTGGAATGCGAAAATTTTTCAATATAATCATATACTCCGTGTGTTAGTAAATTTTCACGATAGTCTCCGTCAAATACAATTCCCAATGTTTCCAAAATATGTTTTCGATTAACAACAGCGTAATTTCCAGTATGAGATAAACCAGTTCGAATGCGACCACGTGTTTCTGAAGAGTTTGCAACAGCGACATCTGGATTGACATTTGGAAAATTACCGGCTATATCTTCTTGTCCCGTCAAATTTCCATTAGCATCTTTTTCATATGCATAATACAAGTCTGTATTTTGAGGCAATGTGCGGTATGGCCAATTACTAAAATTAGACCATTCATTACGAAGGTTAATATCATTACGTTGTAAGTAAAACATCCAACTAGCTACCATTCCACTTGTTTCCAGCTTAATTTTCTTAGCACCAGTAATATTTTCATGTTTATATTCGTGAATATCTTTTACTAAATACACGTGGTCTTGTTTTGCAAATTTAGTCGCTTCTTCTTTAGAAAGAAAACAATACGTTGTCATTAAATGGACATCTGCATTCCATGTGGATACTTTGTTGGTATAATTAGCAGCATCTAGTTGGAAACTAGGAGGAGTTTGTAGAAATCGATACATATGATATCGGTCTTCATTGAAATCAGGTTTTACATAAGGATAATTGTTTGCAGGATCAAAAACATCACGAACCTGAAATAAATCACGAATAGGACGTAATGTTACATTTATTTTTACTTCATTATATTGTAATGCAATCAAAGGTAATGCACAACCATTGTTCATTGAAAACCACGCACATAATGGAACGTACAAATTACGCCCACGAATAGAAGGTTCTGCACCATTAGAGTTGGTCGTGTAAATAGCATTGGGATAGGTATTAATACGATTATTTGATTGAGATGGTGTATTTAATTCTTCAATGTCCCCAGACATTTCTTTGAATAATTTCTTTTTGTCTTCTGTAAAATCACGTTCTACAAGTGCATTGATATAATTACCACTATACTTTTGTAGAGTCATATTACCTGCAGTAATTTCTACACTTTCAATCATCATTGCTCCTATATTTTCAATCCAACGGAATTCATAAGGAGACCATTTACTATCATTTCCTGTAACCGGGTGATAAACCGGACTGTATATATCAGGTAAAGAGACCACGATATAACTATCCATTAGCAACTCTGCATAGCGAGGGATTTTAAAACTGAATGTTGACGACTCGTTTAAACGCAACTCTCGTAATCCATCATAATCTATGCGAAATTTTTGTAGTCCAAAATTGGTATATTTATTATAAGTGACCTTAAAAAATGTTTTGGTGGGATTTCCTGTTAGCATGACATTATTATTCCCTACAGATACGATATTTAGTAATCCTCCTGCCATTTATATTTTAAGTATATATTATCATTATATTTGTTCCATAAGAAATAATAAAATATACCAATATAGAAATATAGAAGGATGAACAAATTTCAATGGATTTATCTTAGTATTGCCATATTACTACTAATATATGTATTTTTCAAAATGAATGAAACACGACGCATTGCATTATATGGAACAAATAACTTTGAACCATTTATTACTATTAACAGATCTATGTTTAACCCATTTATTGATAGTGAAACAAGGGAACTAAATTACATTAAAAGAAAGGATAAAGTAAAAATAGTCAATACACAAGATACATATACCAATGAAAAACTAAAAGAGTATGTAATAAAAGGGTCTTCCAACAGCATTATCACAGGCGAGTATGCGAATTTGGATATGATTCCATATTTATCAGAACGTGGATGCCGTTTTTTTGACTTAGAAGTGTTGTATGTAGATAATAAACCAATGGTGGGACGCACAAAAGATAAGAAATATGAATTTTTAGACAGTGACAATACGGTATTGTTGGACAATGTGCTTACTTCTATTGTAACCAATGGATTCACCAGTAAATCTCCCAATCCAAAAGATCCGATCTTTATTCATTTACGCGTTAAATCTAAAAATAAGCAAATTTACAAGGACATTGGAAAGTCAGTAGATTTTACATTGAAAGAATACTTGTATAATCAACCAGTGACTCCTGATACAAAACTCAGTGACCTTATGGGAAAAGTTGTATTAATTATTGACAAGCGATTTGATACTAATTATACGGATTTTGCCGCTTGTAAAGCTGGAAATCATAGTTGTTACAATTTAGTAGATTACATCAATTTGGAATCTGGGACAAATAACTTATTGCTGAATACTCACAATGAAATAGTGGATGAAAAAACGATAGCATTGACACAGAAACAAGATTGCCAGTATTGCACAAATATAGAACAATATAGAATGGCCATTCCTAATGAAATCGCGAGCAACAGTAAAAATCCGGAATTAAAGAAACTAATCATGGACCATGGAATACAAATCATATTGTGCGAATTCCA